TATTCACTTACCGATGTAGGTTATTCCTTATTTGAGTCTGAAGCCATAAAGAAAAAATACAATAGTAAAAAAGATTTTATTCTAATTTTATTAGATACATTCTTATTTCTATGTGAACGAGGCTTTCAGATTATTCAGACGGGAAATGTGGAAAAATTATTCCACTCAGGAGAAACGTATTCACAATTTTTTGATAAATATCAAGTGATAAAACGTCAATCCACTTTATTATCTAATCCACAAGCTCATAATTTTAATGAGAGCTCCTTTAGAGCTGATTTAGATGATCTTATTGAAAAGGGAAGTGCTATTGTTAAACATGGTATGCGTATCTCTTCTAGTGATAGAAGATTTTTGAACACTATGTTAAACGATTTGCAACTTATTAGATGCGATCTTTGCACTAAACGTGCTGCACGTGAACATCGAAAAGCTCCTTTTTCTGTATTAATTTTTGGCGAGTCCGGGATTGGTAAATCCACAATTAAAGATTTATTCTTTAACCATTTTGCAAAAGTTAAGAAACTTGATAATGATTCTAGCTTTTGTTATACTCGCAATCCTGTTGCTAATTTTTGGGATGGTTTTACTACTTCCCAATGGGCTATCATCTTAGATGATGTTGCAGCTTTACATCCAAATAAGGCACCAAATGGAGATCCATCTATGATGGAGTTAATTCAACTTATAAATAGTGTACCATTTGTACCAGATCAAGCTGATTTATCAGATAAAGGTCGAACACCAGTTAAATGTGAACTAGTTATTGCCACAACTAATGTTAAGGATTTAAATGCATATTATTATTTTGCACATCCTTCAGCTGTTCAACGAAGACTCCCATGGATAATTACACCAACAGTCAAAAAACAATACGCCCATGTAGATGGTACTCTCGATTCTTCTAAAACTGAGGTTAAAGAAGGTTATTATCCAGATTTCTGGACATGGAAAATTGAGAAAGTTTTAACACGTAAAACAACTGATAAAGATAAGAAAGCTATCTTACAAGTTGTGCTTGAGACAGATTCAGTTTATGAATTACTTAAGTGGTATAATGATGCTATTAAAGATTTTAGCAGCAATCAAGATCTTGTTGAACAATCTGTAACATCTATGAAAAATATCGATCTATGCGATGTGTGCTTTTTGCCAAAAACAGTTTGTGATTGTGAAATACAATCATCTATTGTAATTGATTCAATTTACAGTTTATTTAATTACTGTCTTTTGCTTAGAGCTATTTCGCGAGTTTTGGATTATATATTCATCGCAATATATGTTTTATATTACTATACTTGTGAAGAAATTATTTTCCATTCTTTGGAGCGATGTTTTTGGTTCCGAATTGCCCGAGCTAAAGTTAAAGCATGGGTCGGAATACGTCGAGTTTTGATGTGCCAGCGAACTCGAATGCGAAATATTGGCAACAAAATCAAAGATTCCATTGGTTTTCCAAAATTTTTACTTAGTATCTCAACGATCTTAATAAGTTCTATAACTTTATATAAAGTTTTTAACTTTTATAAGAATCAATCTGTTGATACAAAAGATATCGGAGAAAGACCATTGTCAAAGAATGAAGAACGTGAAAATGTTTGGTATAAAAACGATTTTACACTTTCTGAATTTGAATTGTCACGTAATACTTTATCTAGCTTATCGTTATCACGAGAAAAATTTATCAATATTATTAAGCATAATATAATACATTTTAAAATTAGAACAGGTCTTGGTACCTGTTATATTGGAAAAGCTACTTGCCTTAAAGGTCAAATTTTTATGACAAATAATCATATTATACCCATCATTGAAGATGAGTGTAAAATGGAGATTACATTACAAAATTCAAAAGATGGTATAACAAAAAATATCGTATACTGTTTAACAGAAAATATGATACAACGTGATTTTAAAAATGACGTTGCTTATTTTGCTATAACTGTCTTACCACCTTTCAAGGATATTACAAAATATTTTGCTCTGAACCATTTAGATATAAAAACAAGGGGTTTTCTTATTAATATGAATGGTGATGGTTCTATTTCAACTAAGAACTTATCTTGCATTAAGAAATCTGGTTGGAATGTAAAACCTTTCCCAACCTTTGAGGGAAAGATTTGGTCCTCTAAAATTGACTCATTAACACAAAATGGTGATTGTGGTTCTCTCATGATAGGAGAAACTGCTAAAGGTTTCGTCATTTTAGGTATTCATATTCTTGCAAATGAATTAACCTGTAGTGTTGGAGCAATTGAATTGTTACAAAAAGATATTGATATAGATCGATTTAACAAAGTTTTTTGTGTACAATCAAATCCTCCAAAAATTTCTTCTGAATCAACTACGCGCTCAGTAATTGATTTACATAGAAAGTCTGTTTTCAGATATTTGGAGAGAGGATCAGCCAAAGTATATGGCTCTTTTGCAGGATTTAGAACAACACCTAAAACCTCAGTACAAATTACACCTATGGCTAATTTTTTATCAAATTTTGATTATAAAATTAAATACGGACCACCAGTTATGAGTGGTTGGGAACCTTGGTATGTAGCAGCTGTTGAAATGGTAGACCCTATCCTTGATATTAATCAAAATATAGTTGATCAATGTAAGAAATCTTATTTGAATAAAATATTTTCACAAATTAAAGATTTTTCAGAAGTTCAAATCTATGATGATTTTACCACTATCAATGGAGCATTGGGTATTTCTTATATTGATAAAATAAATAGAAATACAAGTGCTGGTAATCCTTGGAAAAAGAGTAAGAAACACTTTATGCACTCTGTAGACGAACAATTTGGACTACATGATGCTGTGGATGTTTCTGATGAAATCAAAAGGAATGTCAATGAAATTGTGGATAAATACCACAATGACGAACGAGCTATGCCTAATTTTTGTGCCCATCTAAAGGATGAACCATTATCCTTTAAGAAGATCAAGATGAAGAAAACAAGAGTTTTCACAGGCGCACCACTAGATTTTACAATTGTGGTTCGAAAGTATCTTTTGTCAACTATTAGATTGATCCAAAATAACAGATATGTTTTTGAAGCAGGTCCTGGTACCATTGCTCAATCTGCTGAATGGGAAGAAATGTTTCGCTATATTACTAAATTTGGCAGACATAAAATTGTGGCGGGAGATTACAAATCTTATGATAAGAAAATGAGTCCTATTTTTATATTAGCTGCATTTGATGTTCTTAGGGAAATCTGTTCTGTTTCTGGCAATTATGATGAAAATGCACTTAAAGTTATCTGTGGTATATCCATGGATACAGCTTTTCCAGTTGTTGACTTTAACGGAGATTTGATCCAATTTTATGGATCTAATCCATCAGGTCACCCTCTTACAGTCATTATAAATAGCATTGTTAATTCGTTATACATGCGATATGCTTATTATTTGACAAATCCCAATAATGAATGTGAAACTTTCTCAAATAATGTTGCTCTGATGACTTATGGTGATGACAATATTATGTCAGTTTCCGATCTCGCACCTTGGTTTAATCATACTACCATTTCAGATGCATTATCTAGAATGGGTATTACATATACTATGGCAGATAAGGAATCTGCTAGTGTACCATACATTCACATTAATGATTCATCTTTCTTAAAGAGATCTTGGAGATTTGATAAAGATCTTGGTTTGCATTTAGCTACTTTGGATCATGATTCTATTGAAAGATCACTTATGATTTGGACTAGATCGAAGACTATTTCAGCCGAAGAACAATGTATAGCAGTTATTTCAACTGCAGTTCGTGAGTATTTCTTTTATGGCAAGGAAATTTTCGAAAGTAAGTCCTTACTTCTTAAACAACTTGTTGTAGAATTGGATATTGAAGATTGGTTAAATGAATCAACTTTTCCAACCTGGGAATCATTAGTAAATGATTTTCGGACAAATTCAAAACATGTAATTTTGTAAATTACATACTGTGAGTTTTACATTTTTCAAAGCAATTTCTCACGTTAATCAAATAAATTGTTAACCGATTCTTTTAAGAATCATCATATTTATACTGGGTTAATCTACCAGTATATCTTATAATTGATTCCTGTTAATAAAAAGGCGGGCCGTCCGAGTAAACGAGCCAAGGCGAACTATGTGCCAAACATAGTCGAGGGAGGAGATGGATTCTCCTCAGCCACCACAGCTTTATGTGATAAAGATTATATTCATCTTTCTCAAGATGATATTTCTGATTCATCTTGTTTGAGTGCAGATTTGAAATTTTCTCAATATTGTATTATACAATCTAAAGAAATACTTGATACTTCAAATCAATCTAGTGAATCAACCCAACAGAATGTCACTTTTTCAAGTGGAGTTGACGAACAAATTCTTAGTTTACCAACAACCATAAAAGATTGTCAAATTGATACATCTTACAATGTAGAATTGGGATCTTTTCTGAGTCGTCCTGTTTTGATACAATCTTATACCTGGGCAGAAGGTACTTCTTTTAATGAAAGTTTCAGCCCATGGTTAGATTATTTTAGTAATTCAACTATTAAAAAGAAACTTGATAATTATTATCTTTTAAGATGTAATTTACACATTAAATTTGTTATCAACGCATCTCCATTTTATTATTCTGCCATAATGTGTTCATATCGTCCATTATCTGATTTATTTACTGGTACGAGTTTCAATCCTGCTCCGGTTGTGTCTGGGGTTGGACTAGAATTGTTAACTATTATGGGTAGAAGTCAAAGACCCAAAACTTTCCTATATCCTCAAAATTCTGAAGGATCTGAAATGGTTCTCCCTTTCTTATATTTCAAAAATTGGTTTGATGCCACTTTAGCAGAAGATTTAGAAAATATGGGAACTATTAATATGGATAGTATGTTTGCTCCCTTACAGAACGCTAATAGTGTTTCCGGAGGGGTAGTTGACATTCAGGTTTATGCTTGGGCCGAAGAACTTGAGTTAGCGGGACCTACATTAACATTGGCTATTCAATCAACTGAACAAGTTGATGATGAGTATGAAGGCAAAGGAGCTGTTTCTGCTCCTGCTTCTGCTGTTGCCAAATATGCAAATATTTTAGGAAATTTTCCTTATATTGGTCCATTTGCTACTGCCACTTCCATGACGGCTTCTACTATAGCGGATGTAGCAAAACTATTTGGTTTTACTAATGTTCCAGTTATAGAAAATGTGCATTCTTTCAAACCTCAACCATTACCACAGATGGCCACTACTCAAATTGGTGTACCATGTGAAAAATTGACATTGGATCCCAAAAATGAACTCACAATTGATCCCAGAGTCGATGGCGTTGATTTGGGGGATGACATGCTTATCAACAAGATTGCCACAAAAGAATCATTTTTAAGTGAATTCACTTGGGAATCTACAGATAGCACTGATTTCCTTTTATTCAATGCTACTGTTCGACCAGGATATACTCAAGGTTCAACTGTTTCAAGTGTACTTAATGTACAAGGAACTCCTGGTTGGATGATTCAACAATTATTCTCTTATTGGAGAGGAGATATGATATATCGATTTAAATTCTTATGTACGAAGTATCATAGAGGTCGTGTTCGAATTTCCTGGGATCCTAGAGGTGATGTATCAGGTATTGCTGATTCAACCACTCAAATCTATAATAAGATAGTTGATATTACGCAAGAAACTGATGTTGAGTTTATAGTACCATATACTCAACCAACTTCATTTTTAAGTTGTCCTATTCAAGGTCAATCCAATACTTATGGTACTACACCAAGAACTTCTTCTTATGGTATTGACAATGGTGTTATAACAATTCGTGTTTTAAATGCACAAACCTCATCAGTTCTTAATGCTCCTATTGAGTGTTTAGTTTTTGTGAGGTGTGCTGACAATATTGAATTTGCTGCACCAGTCTCCCCTCCCCAATTTTATTCGAATTATACTATTCAATCTACTGAAATTTCATACGAAAATCCTCAAATTCATGAGATGGGTATGAAACCTTCTAAAGCAAATCAAAATCTTAGTTTAATTCATATGGGTGAGAAGATTGTTTCCCTTAGACAATTGATGCGAAGGCAAAATTTTATGCTTTCGCAATCTAATTATCCCACAAATGCTGATGCTCATTCTTATATGAGCTTTACTAATCCTCGTATGCCATATTATTATGGTTATGATCCCTCTGGGATTCATATAGCTAATGACACACTAGGTGCAGGAACTTCTCCATTTAATTATGTTCAAGTTACAACTCTAAATTGGGTTAATCAGTGTTATGTAGGACATAAGGGAAGTGTTATCTGGAATGTTAACGCTGCCTCTGTTTCAACAAATCCATTGGCTCAGTTTTACGTCATTCGTAATCTGAGAACTCTTTCTGTTGCAAACTCTAATTCGGCAGGTTCTAATCCAATAACAACAAATGATCAAGTATCATATAGATCACGACTTCAAACTGAAGCTGCTGGTCATGGTGGTAGTTTTACTAATCAACGTGTGCAACCTTGCTTGAATTATTCTGTTCCCATGTATTCTAAATACAAGTTTTTATCGAATAACCCTGCTACACGTTCACTTGGTAGTGACATTGATGATACAACAGATGATTCTCATACTGTGAGAATACAATATATTTCACCACCTACTGTAACTACTAATCAACGAGTTAAAATTGATTTTTACTGTGGAATTGGTACTGATTTTTCTAGTGTTTTCTTTTTGAATGTACCAACAGTATTTCAATTATCTACTCCACCAGCAGCTCCTTAGTTCTTTCGATCTTTTTATAGGTTTTCTCAATAGGTTGAAATGAACTCCGTCCAACATGACAATAAACTGTAAATAGTTGTAATCAACTAGAGTAAAGTCTCTTTAAAACTAGAGTTTAGGAACGGTCTATTCTCATATATTCTACTCATATTAGTACAATATATCCGGCGTTTGCCAAAACTGTAGAGTAA